CGTCTTAAGAATGGCTGCCTGTCTTTCGGGTGGTAATCCTTGTAACCTTTTTTCTAATGCTTGAGATAACTTATCTTGAGCTTTTCTTACTGCTGCCATTTCAGAATCTACATCATCAAACTCTTTTGAGTCTATTCCGAGTGCTTGTTTAATTTTATCGCCATTGGCTGCCAACGCTCTTCCTGCAACGTAAGCTGCCATATTTCCTGCAAAGGCTTTTAAGAATGATTCATCAATTTTTTTAGACATTGTCTATCTCCATAGAGTTAATAGTGTTCTATTGATAAATATTTGGAAAAAAGGTTTTTACCGCTTTCGCTTTGATGCCTTATCTATCTTTTCTTGTTCAGATTTCTTTTGTGCGACAAGCTTGTCAGTATAGAATCTTCGTAAATATATGGGCATGTTGTATACATCACTAAATGTAAATCCGCCCTCACTAAAATAAATTAGATTAAATATGCCCTCATGTACAATGGGCCGGTATTCGGGGGTTACCGGGAGGGCCAGAAGAAATTTACTGCTATTGGTAATTCTACTTCAGAAATCTCTCCACACATTCCGCAATTAAATGCTGTTTTAAAATCTATATCTGGCATGTGTTCTGAATAGTGATCTCTGTAAGATCTAGAATCCATAGCAAAAAATTCATTCTCTACAAAATTATTAATGAATGCTTGCTCTTTGTTACCATCAACAGAAACTAATTGTTTTCTTAGTCTCGTAGTGACTTCTTTTGTGCGACCACCCATAGTCTTCTTCATTTTTGCAATATCCCTAGAAGCATCAGCTTCATCTTTATGAGTCATAAATTTATATTCTATTTTTCTTTTAGACTGGGGAAGTTCATATTCAAAAATATTAGCATTTTTAAAATATTTTTCATCAATTTCTTTATGTTTAAATGTTGTTAAATCGTATTCACAATCCTTCTCAGTTTCACCACAGTCCGGACATGTCGTGTCAACACTATATATTTTTCCATAACCAAAAATTCTTGATGCAACCATAATAGCATTCTTATCACCTATCATAAGTTCATTTAATGTTACTTTAGATGCGATAAGAGACTTGAGAAGTTCGTCTAATACTACTCCCTTCTGTATTAAGTTCTGTGAAGTGAGGATATCCTCTTCCTTTGCAGTCATGTATTTTACTTCTATTGTTCCAGAACTGAGCACATGCCCTTCTGGATACAATAAACCCTTACTAGGTAAGTCCACTACTTCCGTAGGGAAACCTTGTTGTTTTTCAGCCATTATAACTCCTTGTTATTTGTTCTATTTACAACTATTATCTTTGGTCATCAAAGACAGAATACCACAAATGTATTTGATGATGTTTGAAATTTTAGAATTGCAATATTGCGTAATCGTATCTAAGCGTGCAAGTCATTTCTACTGGATCAGATGTTGACCAATCAAGATCACCAAAAGCAGCAGATTGGATATATGCACCTACGAGTTGCCATTCTTCAATAATATCTCCTACTGGTCCCAATAGATTAAAAGTAATATTTTTCTTATAAAAATCTGAATATCCATCACGACCTGTTACTGATTCGTGAGATAATCGTACCCATTCCATTACAGCTTGTGCTGCTGACGGTACGATTGGATCATACATTGTTATGTCAATGGTTTGCCATTCCCCCTTACCCTTAATATACCGTTTTACGTTTATGTGATCAAGTGTTACTTCTTCAAACTCGATGCTTGGACGACTTGCGGATTTTATAGTGTAAGCTGGAATGCCCTCTATATACATGATAAAGCGATTCTGAACCTTTGGTTCGAATTGCGTGAACATTATATCATTAGGATCAATCAATTGTGGCATTCTAGTTCTCCTGTTACAATTTTATCAATAATAAATATCATCAAACAATAAAAAAATACTGTAAAAGCAAAAAAGCCCAGATGTTTAGTCTAGGCTTTTTATGTATTTCAGATCAGCTTATGCTGGAAAGCTTGCTCCTGTTGGTTGTACGACGAAGTCTAATACAATGAACTCAACCGAACGAGCGGGTTGCAGATAAATCTGTCCAACCAACTGATTACGATCGATAACGTCCGCTGTGTTATTTGTATCGTCCATTACAACTCTGAAAGCAGTCAATCCTTGATTTGATTGTACTGAATCTAGATAAGGATTCACGATGTTTAAGAAGCGATTCCTCGTAGCAACTGTATTGTTTTCAAACAATAAGTAGCGAGAAGAACTAGCAATAAACTTCTTAATCCTTATAAGCATCCTACGTACATTGATACGATCAAGTGCTGATGGTTTAGCTTGCAATGTTTTTTGACCAAAAACTACAACTCCCTGTCCTGGGAATGATGCAATTGGATTAATACGCCCTTCATAGAGAATATCTCTTTCAGCATGTGTTAATCTTGTTTTTGCTTCTAGAACATTAGATAAGCCACCACGATTAAGACCAGCAGGTGCAAACCATTCATGTGCAACTCTATCATTTTGAGAAAACACACCTGGTATTACTACTGAAGGTGGAACCCAAGTTGGTAGATTAATGCTATCATCAAGTACCTTTACCCACGGATAATATGTTGCTGCATAGTTAGTATCTAATGTAGCTACAGCAGTAGTTGATGCAGATATTCCATCACCCCATGCGGAGTTATCAAATATGTAAAATGCGTCACCTCTGCTCTTAACCATATCCATACCATGATTAACTGGATTAGGATGTAATGTGTAAATTAAACCAGGTGTGGCGAGTAGATTAATATCAAACTCGTCCTGATTACTTACAGCATTCAATGCCATTTTATAAGCTTTTGATCCACTTGCAGCTGAAGTTGAGCAATCAAACCCTTGTTGATTTGTTGCAACAATATCGCCTGCAGTATTCTTTTTAATAGATGGGTTTGATCCATCAAATCCGCCTTGAAAAGCTACTGTGAACTTATGTTGTGACACATTTGATACACCCAATGAAAGCAATGCTGCTCCGCCAGCAAATGTTGCAGATCCACCAAAATCAGATGCCGATGCACCAGCATGACCAAATTGATCATTGAGGCTGAAAGTTACATTGGTATATGATTTAGCTGTAGTTTCTACTGGTGCTAGATAAGTTCTATTATCAGCAGAAGAGAAATCAAATCCGTAGAATGCTGTGGTATCGAACTCTCCTGTGTTACCATTTTGCTGTACTGTAGTGTAAGTTGCAGGTGGTACATCAAATTGGCTAGTGCCTACTGATGCAGTTGTAAATGAATTGATCATCTTTCCATGACCAAATGGTACATTTGCTTTAACACCACCAGTCTTAACATCTGCATGTGGTGTTACATATATGATTTTTGACATATTCGGCCAATCGCCGTTATAAGTCAACTTACCATCTGTATCAATAGTAACATATCTATCACCAATTTTTCGAGCAAAATAATTTGCTGAAGTTGGGTCTAGATTGAGGTTGTCCCACTGTTCTACAATTGTGTCATCACTTTCTTTCCAAGTTTGTGTATCAGCTTCTCTAACTTGCAAAGAAAACGATCCCCAGTCAGAACCTGCTACAGAACCTGCCTGCTTTACATTAGTTATACCGATTTTATACTTCTTGTGTGTGTCAGTTTCACCATGTGATCTCATGTACACTTTGAAAAGATCTGCTGTGCCGCCCTCAATTTTTTGAGATGTTACATACGGTGTGTAAGCATTTTTATAATCTTGGCTCAAAGCTATGGTCTGTATCGATCCTGATACAGCAGCTGACGATGAAGCATGTGAAGTTAATGCTGCTTTAAATACTTTATATAAGTAAAACGGTGATTCTTTTCCGTTTGCTTTTGTTACTTGCGGATTGCTGCTAAATACGTTTTCAATATAATTCGCACTTGCTGCACTAAATGAAGCTGACACCCAGAATGATCCGGATTCTACTTTAAATGCAGACATTGTTCCTTCTACGGTGCCGCCGATAAATCCTCCCGCAGGATCAGAGTTAACTGCGCTTGGTGCTAATACTGCGTATGTACGATAGTTAAGGGATGAGGATTGATGTGCACCTAAATGCATAGCTGCAGTTGAATAACCACCAAGCCCTAATACTCTGACTATTGTTACTGTACCTGCACTACGTAAGTACTCTCTTACTGTGAATGGAACATATAAATCTTGAGAAAGCTCACCGAACATTTCCTTAAAGGCATTAAAATTGTTTACTACTGTCGGTACAAATGCA